TCTGCAATGAAGTCTAAAATCTTTAATACTGGTGCGATATATTTTTCTTGAGTTGGTCTAAGTTGACGAACAAACTTTCTTAACATTCAAGTTCTCCATTTGCATATAGTTTACACTATTTATAAGAGATTAAACCTTGAAATCTTCGTAGTTTGGTTCTTTCAACATATCAAGGTTCTTTTTCATAAACTGGTTACTTCCGAAATCAGTTTTATCAAATACTGCTACATCTTGACCACTATCTACTAAGTCCTCTTGTTCCTTAGTCTCTACATCATACAATCTCATTTTACTTCTGTCAACACCTAAAACAAATCTTTTATTCACAGTTGGGTCATTATATCTGTTCTTTAACTGTTTTACAACGATTTGATTGAGCGCATCAAGTTCTTCATTTGAGATGAGGGCGAACATGAAATCGGCTGTGGCAGGCAACCCAAATGATTCAGATGTGTCCTCAAGGCCGAGGTCTGATGATGTGAAACCACTCCTCGTTGTTTGTGTTGCTGACATAATTGGAACATTACATTCAACGGCAAGTCCTCGTAGTTCTTCTGAAATAGATTTGATATAAGTGTACGAATTAACATTAGCTGCTCCTTTAAGTCTTGAAGATGCACAAATATTTAGATAGTCAATGAATATCATATCTGGTTTGAAACTTCTCTTGATTGCAAGTTCTTTAATCAAACCACGAAAGTGAGCAGAGTGTGCAGATGCAGTTGGATATTCTTTAATGATAAGTTTACCATTTGTCTTACCCATAATATTTTCAATCTTATCATCAAACATTTTCTTGGGTAAGTCATGTAAGTCTTCCATAGATACATTCATTAGATTTGCATCTATACGTTCTGCAATACGTTCTTCTGCCATCTCAAGTGTGATGTATAATACATTCTTACCTTGAGATAGACAAGATGCAGCCATATGACACATGAATAGAGATTTACCAACACCAGTTCCAGCAAGACAAATGTTTAGTGTCTTATTTGGAAGTCCACCTTTAGTTATCTTATTAAAGAAATCAAGGTCAAATGGAATACGTTCTTCTACTCTATGATAGAACTCAAATCTTTTATCACTATCGTCAAAATAATCATGGCCAACGGCATTATCAAAACAAACAGCAAGGGCATTTGTAAGAATACTTGGTATTGCATCTGCACTACGATTTTTATCTTTTCCATCAATAATTGAAATACCTTCAACAATTGCATTATAAATTGCTTTGTCTTTACAAAACTTTTCTGTTGTGTCAACTAACCACTCCATATCAACATCAGTAGAATCAAGTGTTTGAATGATGTCTACAATTTTTCTATGTTGATCTTCAGTTAAATCTTTTCTGGATTCTACTTCAATTTCAAGAGATATCTTTGTTGGTATCTTTTTATACTTATCAACAAAATTTGTTATCTCCTCAAATACAACTCGTTCTTCCTTTACATCAAAATAATCTGGCTTGATAAATGGTAATACTTTTCTACAATATTCCTCATTAAATACCAGATTGCTCAGCGTTGTTCGTTCTATCGTCTGTGTTGTCATATCCTACCTCTGATTGTGCAATAATTATGTGGGCTAAAATATCCCCTAAAAGTTTAAAAAATTCATCTCCAAATTCTCTAGTATATCATACTTAAACTTTAATTGCAAGTTATTACCTTCAGATAATTGAGTTTCATCTGGTACAGACACTTCTCCGTATCTATAAACAACTCCATGATAATTAGTTTCGCCTGTAAGTCCAATACAAGTTTGATCTGGATAAGCTTCACTATTTAAAAATACAAATTTCTTTGTAATTGGGTCTGCAAGTATTTGCTGTTGAGTTGGTAGTTGAGATTCATCAACTTTATTTTCAATTGGTTCACCTAAGTGATTTAGTAATTTAGACATAATGACAATAACTCCCTAGTATATATTTTGGTTTGTCTATTGGTTTCTGACCAGCATGCATCCAAGGCCATAATGGTGGAAACATAAGTAGAGAACCTTTCTTGCATTTTGATGTAACATCATAATCTGGAAAGGTAGTTGAACCACCATCATTATCATCTAGATACAAAAAGAAAACTAGAAAACGTCTTGCACTAGCATGGTCTGCAACATCAACATGATTACCAAATTGATCTACACCATCTGGTAAATACCTTTTTAATCTTATACCCTCAAATCCATATTTCTGTGGCCAGATATTAGTATCATATCCAATATTACAATCTTTTCTATATCGTTTTATTGAATCTTTAAATACATCAATAAGATAAGCTACTTCCATCTCCCACACAGGATTTGCAAGTAAATGTATTTGTGTAAAGGACATTTCTCCTTGACTTTGTTTTTCGTATTGCTCTGGACAACTATCAAATTGTTGTATCAAATTGTCACAAAATTTATCATCAACCACATTGTCGTATTTTCTAATGTAATTTTCCATACTTATATTCCTTTTGTGCAGCTTCATCTAATAATATCATTACTTCTTCTGTAAAGTATTCAGTAGGATTATTCATAATTGTTTTACCGAACTGTGTCTTACCATCAGGCAACTCAATACGAGTGGACACTTGTTTAAAGATGTTATGTTTAATTGCAAGTTCAAGTAGTCCATAGTATTTATCAAGTCCAGTTTCATAAGATAAACGAACATCTACCATCTTATTCTCAATAGTCAATCTTGACTTGTGATTCTTACAATGTACAATGTTTCCAACAACCTCTGTGCCATCTTTATCTTTTTTCTTTGATAGAAAGATAATAGAAGAAGCTGCATACTTCAATCCAGAACCACCACCCATTTCTTTGGTAGGGAACATAGAACCCATAGAGTCGTATGTATGGTTAGTTACAATCAATGGAACACCACAACGACCTAGTTTCAAAGTAAGAACTCTAAACGCAGCCTTCAATACTTGAGCCCTTGTCATGTCACGAGTTTCTTTTCCATCAGAAGTATCTTCAACTTCCTTTGTAGTAGATAACATTCCAAGTGAATCAAGACACATCATCATAGGTCTACGATCAGTTTCTTTCTTTGCAATATAACCATCTAATACTTTAATGGCCTGTGTTCTGAACTCTTGTACAGTAGTTACTGGTATCATAACCATTCTAGCAGGGTCTATACCCCTATCTATGACCATTTGTTTTGTGATTGCACTCTCTGATTCAAAGTACAAAACACCAGCATCTGGATTTGCATCAAGGAATGATTTAACCATGCCCATAAGAAAGAAAGTTTTCCCAGTCGCTGATTCTCCAGCTATTGCTGTAATCTTATTATTTGGTAATCCACCATGAATAGAACCACTTAATAGTGCATTAAAGATGTACGAACCAGTATCAATGAACCCACCGACATCTGCTCCCTCTACACCATCACTTACCAGACTGGCATATTCATTTCCAGTTTGTTTGATTATATCTTTTAAAAAATCACTCATTCATATCACTCCTTGTACTATTACAATCATTTAGTATTGTTTTTCTGCCATTCTCACCAATCTGTGTGTCTAACATTCTTTTCGCCGTTTCAATCATCACACACGCTAACATAAGAATATCTTCTCTGTCATCACACATCATTATCTGCTGATCTATAGGCATCATCAGTTCTTTCATTCTTTCGGTCACTTGACTCATATGTCACCCTCTTTCCTACTTGCAGACTTCAATGCATCAAAACCGCCTGGATATCTTTCTGACAACTTACCAACATTGATATCAAAGATTTCTTCCCATGAACTATCTAGTGCGATTATCGCTTGTGCCATATACCAACAGATGTCACCTAGTTCAGACTTGAGATGTTTCTTTGTATCGTCATCTATCTCTTTACCTTGAAAGAGTAACTTCTTTACAATATCATTAAACTCTCCAACCTCACCAGACAATCCAATGGAAGCTGTAATGAGTCTTTGAGGTTCAATACCATTTTCTTTCATAATACCTATTGCATCTGCAAAGTGATGTAACTTCTTACTTGCATCACTCGTCACAGTATCCACAAAGTTTACATAATCATTTAACACACTTGGATTCTTTTTCATACTATTTCCTATAAGTATTCAACAATAATACTTGTTGTTGGGTTATTTTTTGTTTCATCATCTTTGGAAAAATGATTCGTTTTAACAGATTCTATACGAATTGTACGCTTACCATCTGAATCTATTTCTTCATAATATTTTGTATTCACTTCTTTAATTAATTGTTTCATTTAATTTCTCCACACATATTTTGGTTCTGCACCCATTACATCAT